AAATTGCACCTGTGCTCTTTACGAGCGACAGGAGTTTTATCTCTTAACACTTTCATAGTTATTCTCCTTTCTTATTTTCACATTCTTCACAATGCAGCTTGTAAGCATGGGCAAACATTCCTAGAGTGACAGGTTCAAAGTGAAAATCTGCCTGTTTATCTTCTATGACAACTGAAACACACAATTGTCCATCACAAAAGTCAATATACGCTTCACCACCTCCATTTCCTTTAATGGAAAGTGTTTGTGTCTGTACACTATCCATAGCTATTCTCCTTTCAGTTTCCTTATTAGCGCATCAGCGAAACCAAGACTCCATTCTACTATCATATTTGAACTAGCACTCATTATCTGTTCATGTGGATTGCTGCAAAATCCTTGCATAGCGGATTTTGCCAATTCATAACGCCTTTGCTCCCAATCAACACTACTTCCTAATTGAATAATTTCTATATTTTGATATGGGATTGCGCATACACTCCCTTTTAGAAGAATACTTAATTTAGTCTTTTCTACATCGTCCCAGCACAAGACATCTCCAATTTCTCCAGTTGATTTTATTCTTGCTTTCATCGTCCCATTCTTTATTTAATCGAAATACATTACTTTCTTACCTATACACACTTTGAACCTTGAAAGAACTTCACTATGTTGTGTAATATTATTGGGATTATATTTGTTAATAAAACATCCAGTACGTTTATGGTATCTGACACAAGCATTTTCAGGAGATTTAGCCAATATCTCTTTCTCATCGCTAAAACTAGAAAATAAATTATCTCTGTATGATACCTTATACCACTTCACTTGGCTTCTTATCTTTTTAAAATACTTTGATTTCATAATTCCTCCTTTGTTTTAAAGTGTTCAATCAGTTCGTCTACGGTAGCCTTGTGATAATATGATAAGTTAAAATCATTAGGCATCCCATAGAAATCCATTCCAGATACCCCCCCCATCAGAGCCATCCCGGTATATACCCCAATCGCCCTTACCGTTAGTGAATAGTTGGTTGTTGTCTGTATCATCCCTTAATGCAGCAATAGCCAAGAAAAATTCTTCGTTGGTTCCGCAATCAATGCAATCTGCAAAATCCCATATACTTCCAAACATCCATTGACTAATACAATCAAATCCATCGTATACTACGCCAATACAATCATAGAAATATAAATTACGATTTTTATATCCCAACTCCTCCAACTTCTTCCGAAGTTCCGGTGTATTTTTGCGTATAAAGCACGGTGTTGTAAATCCCATAGTTACTTGTTTTCAAATCGTTTAAACATTTAACAATCCAATTCTCTTCAATTTCTTTCTAAAATTCTTTTCATTCAAGGCTTGGTCGTAATAGCAATCAGGTTCTATAACCGTTTCAGTTTTGGTTACAGGAAGCCCATTTAAACCAATAGCAACCTTGTGTATAATAGAAGCTCTCTTAATTTCCCCTGTTTTTCGATTAAAAGAGAACAAGATATGTCCCGGATTCTTCTTAATCTTATTAACTAATTTATATTCTGTTTGCTGCTTTTGCAGATATTCTATCTGTTCCTTAGAAAGATTATCTTTTGTTATAATAGGTGCTATATCCATTTTAGTTATTCCTCCTTATCTATCTTAATATCAGTTACTTTTCCATAATTAAAAAAACAATCGTATCGACCCGCGCCAAACATATCACAAATAAGATAATCACCATCATCGCATTTATTCCGTAATGAACATTTTAAACAATAATCACATTTCGTTTCCTTCAATACATGCAATACTCCATCTATTATTATTCCGTTCTTTACTTCCATAATCAGTCTCCTTCCTCTCTAATCTGTTTCACGAATACATTTTTAAAATGCAAATTTTCACCTCTCTCTATGCTATGCAAAAACAGATTGTATTCAGCTTCTGAAAAATGAGAATAATACTTCGTAAAACATGTTGGACACTCTTTTATAGAAACTATCCCAATACGAGCTTCTGCAATCCCACAGATATGCTTATGATAAGCGTTGAGAATACTTGTACCACATTCGGGACATTCAAAAACTAACGCATTATAGACCCCGACAAGGGGAATCTTATATTTGTTATCTATGTCCATTTTCAGTCTCCTTTCTAACATATCCGTTTTCAATACACCAGCACAGCATCCCGTAGGCTGCGTCAATGAGATTTTCTGAATAAAAATAAGATAAAGTACACCCTCTTCCATTATATTCTACATACCACATTCCCTTGTGTGCACTAACTCTGATTGCAAGCCAATAATATTTTTTTATGACAGGCGGCAGCTTATCTAGAATGTCCTGCAAAGTGTAAGTTTCATGATAATAGTCGTAATTCGTATCGGCATCCGGAGAGGTTACAACCATGTTGTCTGAATCTGATTCATTCCACTCAAAACACATGCTTCCATCGCTTGTATCCAGCCCAAGCTCCTGCAAATGTTTCATCTGTTCGACTGATAATACTTGTTTTGATTTCATAATTTAGTCCTCCGTTTCTGTTTCAAAAGTATTGTATTCAATATCAGCATTACTAACGCATTTGGGCATGTTCTTATCCCGTTCTTCCTTGCTCAAATAAAGAAATATATCTTCGTCTGGATTGGAAGAATAACTATTTCCATTCCAGACTGTTCTAATTATTCCATATATCTTCATATCTCAATCTCCTTTCTCTTTAATTCGTTCCAGTACATCCCTGTTGGCTTCGAGTATCTCATCGAATGAAGGAATCGGCATCCAGGCTAACACGATACTGTTTCCAAAAACCCATCTATTATCTTTATCAAAAGCACTTGTTTTGTAAAACCTTTCAATTAGAATACGTGATACATCACAACACATTGTCAAAACGAAAACTTTTTGTCCTTCTTCCGGCAACCGTTCCTTAACACTTATCCACGGAGATTGCTTTGCCTCCCATTCTGCACCAGATTTGAAAATATCTACTACTCTTGGTCTGAATATATCTTTTGCTAAATGAATTTTGTATCTTTCGTAATATTCCTTTGCCGCTTCTTCTACTGTCTGTTTCATAATTTAATCAATTAGGGGCGATGTGGTTGAATGTTTAATTCGTCCTCTATAAATCTCTGTAACTTATGGGCGCATTCCGAGCATAAGTCGGCTTCTTGGATGAATATATCTTCCCTTCCACCAACAGAGCCACCATCCCATTTATCCACCTTGAAATCCAATCTTGCGCTGCGGAAATACGATGGCTGTATCTCTCTTCCGCAAGCATCACATATTATCGTTACTTTTTTCATATTTTATTACTAAAAAGATTACGTTTCCCCTTTATACCTTCAATAGCTCATTAATGTTATCTATGACTTCCCCATCTGTCAACGTATCATCCAAGATGATAGATTTAATCTGACTTGAAAGCCATGATGTGCCATTTTCAAAACCAAGAGCAATCATTCCCTTAATATCGGAAACGCCATTCGGAACTCCGTTTGTCCCGAATGAATCAATTACTGATTCTGCATATTCTCTTGCTGCTTCTTCTAACTTCTGTTTCATATCTAAATTATTATTTCTAATCAGCTTTGAGCCTAATTAAACTACATCGTTAATACCAATTTCTCCTTTCAAAACTCGCTCTACCTGTCTGTCGATTATCTCTTGAAACTCTATCTGGCAGATAAGCGAGCAATCCGGTATAATCTCTTCTACTGGGTCTCCCCGCCACGTTGGTAGTTCATCCAAGAAGATGCGCCCGTCTTTATCTTTCAAGCAGGTAGCTCCAACATCACGCTCAATCTGCGCCATTTGAGCAAATACTTCCGGGAAGTCCTTCCGTATCTTGTTCCAGTATCCCATTCCCCCTTTCACGCAACCGATGCAGTTGTTATTATTGTAGCCCATCTTGTACATGGCCGGAATTTCAATACCAGCTTTCCATAGCATACCCATTGCATCCTTTTTTGCTATCTGTCGCTCGATAAGTGGGAACAACGGCTTTGTATCAGGATATTGCTGTTTAAAGCGGATGGCTCGGTTTATCTCTTTAGGGTCGTAATCAAAGCCCCAAACTTGACCGTCCCAAGAACCAAGTTCCTTTTCCAACTTGTAACGGACTTTCTTTTTCAGTTCAAGAGTACAAGCAGCACCATGCGCACCATTGATAAAACCTTTCCGTAGGACATCAGCAACACATGTGTATTTGTCGCTTCGGATAGTGTGGATTGGCTGACCGTACCAATCTTCGCAATCCGCAAGGAATCGGGTGTTATCAGGATGCCCTGAACCTGTTTCGATATAGTAAATCTGCACATCATCATACAGACTTAGTGCTATCTTACAAGCTACTGCGGATGTTACACCGCAAGAAAACCATGCTATTATCATTTTACTCCTTCTTATATGTACGAGATTATTTTTTTTGTTCAAATTCTGTATATACTTCAAGATCTTTAGTTGCTTCCATATTGGCAGTAGGAAACTGAACACGATACTTAATATACTTTACATCAAATCTCTCCATTGCATAATACAATAGCATCTTAAAAGATATGAATATGTCTTTAGCAGATTTCACGGATAACCCTTCTTCAATCAAAGACAGCATAAATCTCTGCATTTCGTCATTAGTAACATATTCCGGTTCTTTATCTCCATATATCGGAAGTATTCTTTTAGTGAACTGATAGACATAAGTGGAGCATGTACTTTCCTTTACCAACTTGCGCTTAACAGGAAGCCATTTATTGTATATCTCTTGAATCGTCATTATATATTGCTTGTTTTATGATAAGTTTATGTTCAGGATCCTTTATAATATCACTAAACCCTAAAGTATCATCCTTACGGTTTAGAAGAATATACTTCATTTTTATGGATCTTTCCAAAACGTCGCCATGATAAACGTACCCCATAATCCCGCGAATTGATAAATTAAGGAGCAAAATAGGTATTGATCGCGCAGACAACTCCCAACATGTCACCATATTCTGCGATGGAAAGTGCTCCCAAGGAATCTTATTGCGGCACCGCTGCCACCAGTCAGCGATTATCAAAGAACCATTCCCGGCTGTAGGCTCATGTATCGAACCAGCTTGATTGGTTAATTTAGAACAAAGGATCCCAAGGGAGTTTGGTGTGAAATCCTGTTTCTTCTGCTTCCGCTCTGACAGTTCATCCTCATACAAAGCCTGAAACCAATCATAAGACATATCGTAATCATTCATACGGATCAATTCGTTATAGATTTCATTGCGTGCTTCTACAGGACCATCAAGAATACGCATTACTGCATCAGGAAGATCTCTTAAGTCTTCTATATGAAATATTTTAAATAATTCTTCTTTCGTCATATCAATAATCAATTTCTGTTAACCATGCATTATCGTTCTCAAAGTACACTTTATAGCCTCTCACCGTTTTATGACCTTTCTTTTTTAAGCAAACATCACTTATGTGAGATGGAGTAATACATAATTTTGCGCCAGCTTCATTGACAGAAGCATATACACCTATCAACTTCCTGTCTTTAATAACGACAACAGACTTCTTATTCATGCCTGCACCAGTTTTATGATGCGCTCCACGACCTTTTACCAAACCTTGTAAACTTCTACGCTTCGTCCACTTTGAGTGATAGACCATTCTTTTCCCTTTATTGTGCGGAGCAGAACCTTTTAAAAACTGACCATTAACAATATTCCTCTCAGGTCGTTCAGGTGGTATATATAATTCACTCATATCTTATCTGATTTACACTAATTCAATTATAACCTTTTTTAAATTAACATATAAAGGTATTGCTGACATACCCCCATTGCAATCTAACTGTCTTAAAGAGGGAACAACCTCTCCGTCATCATCAATCTCATAATCTGCAATATAAGCTAACTTCTTCACTTCGGAGACCAATATCCTTTCATTGTTCAAAAGAGAAAACCTTTCATGGGACGGGACCGTTATACATACCTTGCTTCCAATAGGGAACCCTTGGTTGGATTCAATGTATTCCTTTTCCAACTTCTTCTTTTCGCCATTCAATTCTTTTAACTTTAAATCGATGGCATCTCTTTTGCTTAAAAATTCTTCCTTATTCATTCGTTATTGAATATTCTGATTAATGTAATCCACAATCTTTTCCAATCTACTTGATGAAAACAAATGATTATTAAGCGTTCGCTTGCCTTCTTTCCATTCGTAAAATAATTGATAATATGGTGGATTGAGTGTCCGGTCAACCTCTATGCGATATTGATTAGTGCCATATTCAGTTATAAGATTCTCAATATATTCGTCCGAATTTTCTAAATCAGTAACAAATACCATCTTATCAGTAGTAAGTATCATTATTTAGTTCCTTTCTATATTGATTATCCATTAAACTCATCCATATATCCCATTTCTTTCAAACGGATATTAAACTCTTCAACCGAATCATTATTAGGGATAAATCGCTCAAGAACATCGTTAAAAGGGTGCAGATAGTTCTTTAAAATATCATTAGCCTCTTCTTCTCCACGTTTCTTTCCTAATCGGTCTTTGCATATTTCTATGTAATCATCTCTTGTCATATTGTAGTGCGTAAGCGTATCAACAATTGTACTAAACCTACAATATAAGCCGTTTGGCTGTTGGGCTATAAATGATCCCATAATTACCTCCTTTTCTGATCTGTTTTGAATTAATTACTCCCGCTAAACCTCCTTAAGCTGTCCATTGACTAGCATATACCATGTG